ATATATCAATAATCTTTGTAAAAAGATTTGGACAAATGCGATATAATCAAAAATGGTGAAAACTTGTGGCATATTTCACAATATTATTCTTCTTTTAAAAAATTTATGATAACTGACGGCAACTGCTCCTTCATAAACGCAGATGTCGGAGGTTGTCTCCAATAAACGCCCAAGTGCGAATGGTTGTTATGATATACATAATAGGTACCTTATGTATTAAAAAATTATCACACTATATCAGAATAGGTTGCTCTATGATGGAGGTTCAAGTCCTTCCTTGCGGTGCGATTTTTAAAAATGGAAAAAAATGACTTTTTTCATTAAATATATAAAAAAAGTTGCAAAGATTAAAACTTTTATTTATCTTTGTCATATAATAAAAAGAAATAAATAATTAAACAAATTAAAAAATAGAAATAATGAAAAATACATTTAAACATATTAGCATTTTTAGTCACAAGTGGTCGAGCATTTTCTCGAATCATAATGGACTTAGAATATCTGATAGTTAATGTATGTAAAAATATAACAACTAAAAAACAGAAACCTCTAAGTCGAAAGATTTAGAGGTTTTTTTATTGAGTAAAATATATCTGTGGCAGAGTCAGGTTTATTGCGGTGGTCTCCAAAACCACTGAGTTTGAAAGAACTCCGAGGGTTCGAATCCTTCCAGATATGCACAAGGAAAGTAATATGATTGTTGGAATCATCTTAGTCTTGAAAACTAATGGCACCTTTCGGGGTGTGGGGATCGTGCCCTCTGCTTTCCGCTATATAGTTCAAGATTTTTTTTTTGAACTTTCAGAATTAATATATAGGTAAAATGATATATTAATTATGACAAAAAATGAAAAAAATGAAAAAAGAAAACATTATTTAGTTTATCAGATTGAAGATAATTTAAATAAAAAAATTTATATAGGTGTTCATTCAACATTGAAAATAAATGATGGTTATATGGGTTCTGGAACTGGTTTAAAAAAAGCAATATCAGAATATGGAATAGAAAATTTTTCAAAAACTATTATTTATGATTTTAATAATAAAGATGAGATGTTGAATAAAGAAGCTGAAATAGTAAATGAAGAATTTATTAAAAGAAATGATACATATAATATTATTCTTGGTGGTGGATTTAATACAAGTGGTTTAGCAACAGTGAAAGATAAAGAAGGTAATGTTTTTGATGTGAGTGTTGATGATGAAAGATATTTAAGTGGTGAGTTGGTTGGAGTAACAAAAGGTTTAATAACTACAAAAAATACACATAATCATATTATAAAAATGTCAATTTCTGATGAAAGATTTTTGAATGGTGAATATGTAGGTATAACAAAAGGGTTTATTCCAGTGAAAGATGAAAATGGAAATATGTTTAATGTTTCAGTTAATGATGAAAGATATTTAAATGGTGAATTGAAACATATATGTAAAGATTTAGTAACAGTAAAAAATAAAAATGGAGAAACATTAAAAGTTTCAGTTGATGATGAAAGATATTTAAATGGTGAATTAAATTTTATATGGAAAGATAAAAAACACACAAAAGAAACATTAAAAAAAATGAGAGAGATTCATCAAAAGAATGAACACCAACAAGGAGAAAAAAATTCTCAATATGGAACTTGTTGGATAATGAATAAAAAGTTAAAAGAAAATAAAAAAATAAAGAAAGATGATTTAGATGAATGGTTAAAAAAAGGATGGTTTAAAGGTAGAAAAATAAAATAAAAATGGAAGATAAACTGTGGAGGACACAGACTTGGTTGCTAACCAATGGGTAGTGAAAGCTATGGGTTTCGAGTACTCTATCTTCCGCAAAAAAATATGGGCATTTAGCTTAGTTGGTGAAAGCGTCACACTGATACTGTGAAGATCCAAGGTTCAAGTCCTTGATTGCCCACAAATAAATTAATAAAATAAATAATAAATAATAAATAAAATGAAACAATTTTTTAAACATACATTTAAGTTTGGTCATAAAACATGACTTAGGAAGATTATATAAAAAATCTAAGAAACTCCCTAAGTCATTTGTAAAAATAATTTAGGGAGTTTCTTAGTTTATACGCTTGTAGCTCAGTTGGTAGAGCAGCTGGCTTTTAACCAGCGAGTCGTGAGTTCGATCCTCACCAGGCGTACAAAATATAAATACATGGTGAATGTAGCAGAGTGGACAAATGCACCAGATCGTGGTTCTGGTATCGTAAGATTTCGTGGGTTCGAATCCCATCTTTCACCCAAAAAATAGTAATATGGACTATTAGCTTAATGGTAAAGCCTTCCACTTTTAATGGAATGACCGCAGAATCGGTATCTGCATAGTCCACAAATAACATTTTGATTATTTTTAATAAATGTTCACAGTATTTGAAACCTTCGTATAGGTGGTAATTGTACGTGGCTCTGAAAAAGCTAAGGCATCCGTTCAACTCGGATAGGTTTCACAATAAGAAATATGGCGGCTGTTGCAGAGTGGATAAATGCACCAGATTGTGGTTCTGGTATCTGAAAAGATTTCGTGGGTTCGAATCCCATCTTCCGCCCAAAATCTTAGTAATAATTTGCTGTTGGTACCTAAAAAAGGTACTTATCGCAAATTATTACTAAAACTAAGCGGAATGTCATAAAAAAAGACATTCCGCTTCAAAAACAAATAAATAAAAAATGATTAAAGAACAAACAATTTTGAAGCATAGCTTGATTGAGATGGTTCAGAACAAGAACATGGCAAAATACATTAACTGTCAAGGACAGAAATTGATGTATGAATTTACAGTAGATAATATCAAATATGAATTTCCTATTGATATTGGTGATAAAGATGAAATAGGTAATGCTGTTTTTGAACAAGAGCATAAGTGTATAACTCTTATGAGATATATTAGAAAGGCAATTGAATCAAATGAAATTCGTTTTTATAAGATCTAAATCAATACATTATAAAATAAAAGGCATATATAAAAATAAAAAACTATGAAGAATATTTTTTATTCGTGATATTGATTATTTAAACAGATTAAATAAATCTATCGTGTCCAGATACGATAACGTATGTTTATCGTGTCCAGATACGATAAAAAAAGAGAATATTTTATGATACTCTCTTTTTTATTTATAAATTAAATTCTCTTGATTTTTTATATTTATTGACTTCGTGTTCAATTTTGCTATCTAATATTTTGTGTTTATTTAATAAAAATAAATTATTTGTAGAATATTTGATTGTATTTGAAACAATATTATCAAAAATAAGTTTTCTCTGATAATCGTAACTTTTTATTTTTTCTAAGAAAACACCACCAATTGACATAATATTATCTATTGTATCTCTAAATTTGACTTCTTTTGTATTTGAGTTGATTATATTCTCTTTATTATCTTTACAATAAATTAATAATTTATTTAATTCATCATTTATAAAGTTGTTTAATTTATCTTTATTGTTATTGTTTAATGATGGTTCGATTTCAAAATCAATATTTTTACATTGTTTTTCGATGGCATCAAAAACATCCATATTTTTATAATTTGATAAAAGATTTGGATATATGAAAATGTTCTCCATATCAAATTCAAAAATAAGATTTTTATCTATTTTTTCAACTTGTTCTTGATAATCTATTTCATAATAATTATTTATTTCAGCGTAAATTGTATAGATTATTTTTCTGATAAAATCATCAAAATATCGTAATTCTGTGAAATTTTCTAAATTCTCTATATCAAAGACATCATTTATTTTTTTGATTAATGTTGTATCAAGATATTCATAATCAAAAATATTAGTTATATGATAAGAATATTCTGATGAATATATAAAATTCACGAATTCATCTTGTTCCACACCAATTAAGTGCGAAATATCTTCTTCCTTCATTACTAATGTTATCATTATTCCATGTATTTTATTTCTTTCCAATTAAAATAAATATCTTTATCTTCTTGGTGTTCTATATAACCATTTTTATCGTATTGTTCTTCATTAAAAACTATGAAAAATCCATAGCCAGTGTGAAACGAATTAATACCTGGATAATCACCATCACTCGGAAAATATATTTTATTGAAATTGAAAAATTGTTCATCATTTACATCGATATTCAATTCTTCTTTCATTCCTCTAATAAATGCTTCTTTTGGATCTTCTCCAAATTTAAATTTTTCAGCCATAGAATACCAAATGTTTCTCTCTCGTACTCTACCATCTTTAAATATTGCTTTATCTTCAGCTAATTTATATTTTTTATTTCCATCGATATATATTATTTTAGCACCGACAAAATTAACTTCACGTCTAATCGCATTTTCAAAATTATAAAGTTGGCATTCACCTTCTTCTAATTCTTTCCAAAGATGTTCAACTGATTTATAAGGACCAGTTGACCAAATAGATAAATCGATATTATGTTTTTCTAATAGAGTATATAATTCTTTTAATGAATTTACTTTAATAATATCACTATCATCTAATTTTACTGGTTTTATATTAGTATATTCTAATAAGAAATTTTTATATTTTTTCATTCATAAATTGAAGTCTTTTTACTTTTTATTATAATGTTTGAGATTGTGTTTTCGGATCATGATTTTGAGAGTTATTGTTCTTTGCTGAATACATATAACTTTCATTATATTTCACATTAATATCAAATGATTTCATAGCAACATAAACATCTTGAATACATTCACCAGCCGCACCACCAACAATGATAATATTTTGTCCTTTTATTGATTCAAAGAAATCACTAATTTTTGTAGTAACAAAAAACCATCTATGTTTATTATCTATTCTTACAACGTGAGCGTTTGAAGTATCATCTTCAGTAATATTATTTTGTCCTTGTACTTGTGTTTGTATTTGTTCAACAGAACCATTATCTTCATTGGAATCAATATCAACTAATTTTATTTTAAATCCTTCTTGTGCTGTTGGATATTTACTATCTAATTTTTTAATAGTTTCAACTAATTTTTCACTGAATTTAGTTCCAAATTTTTTAATGAATATTTCTTTTTGATTTGCGAATTTATAACTAACTTTATTCGCATCATTAGAATCCCATATTTGATATACAGATTCAAAGTTATTACTATATTCGATTAAGTTATCTACAAATCCTTGTGGAATAAATTTTGAAAATTCTTCTTGAACATCAACTATCAATAATAATTTTGCTTTAAAATTACCATTATTTTCTTTTATGTATTTTGTAAATTCTTTCATTGTATTAATAACCTATTTTTTTCTTTGCTCTTAGTTCAGAAACTGGATCAAAATTTTCACCATTTAATTTTATATCTGGTGATAATAACATTTTTTCTTTCATTGTATTTATTATCTCTTGTAATAAAGACAATACTTCCATTTTAGTATAAGTTTCTAAATCAAGATAGATTTCATATAAATTCATTTCACTTTTATTTTGTAAATATTCTCCAATTATTTCATCTGGAAATGTTCCTAATTTATTTTGTATAGTTTCATCATCTTCAACATCTTCAATTTCAAGATTATAATCAGAAAGATTTTCATCTAATATATCTTCAATCAACATTTCAAATTCGTGATATTGTGAATCTGAAAAAACATACATCTTAACTTCATTTTGTTCACTTTCTTTGAAATTTGAAAAACCGAGTGACTTATTTCTACCTTTATAAAATTCATTTAAGAATGAATCAAAATTATTTATCTTTTTCATATTTATTTTAATTTATTTTTTTATCTACTCATTATAAACCAACCGGATTGTGTTTCTCCTTTAATTTTATCTTTTACTTCTTGTATTAATTTTTCGCCTTGTGAAATCATATCTGCCGCATTATATTGAAAGTTACCAGGCATTGAAAATGTAAATTTACCAATTGCTTCACCTAATCTAACTCTACTTAAACCAATAACATAATCTTTAAATATCTGAGCATCAAATAAATCTTCTTGTTCTATTCTCAAATATACTTCTAATACTAAATCAGTTTCTACATTTGTAAGCATATGTAATCTATGATCGTGGTGATTAAAATCATATTTTAAGGTTTGTTTATTCATTTTATTTATTTCATCTGAGAACGCAGAAATAATTGAACGATATACACCTAAATCACCAGCAGTAGTAACAAAACTTGTTAAAAATGGTTGGTTGGTTACACCAAGATTTATTGATAAATGTGGTGCTTGAATACCTAATCTAAATAAAGATGGATCATCAATTTTAACCATTCTTGTGATTGATTCAACTTCTTCTGGTAACACAAAATATTTATATTGTGTATATAATTCTGTTTCAAAACATTTTTTGCTCATGTAATAATAAGACTTAATGACAGCATAATGATAATTTTTATAAAACCATTCTAATGCGTGTTCTTTCACTAAACGATATATCTCTTGATCAGGTAATACTTTTGGAAAAAGTCCTGAATAAGTTAAGTCTGCTTGTGCTATATCAATAAGTTGTTCAATAGTTATTTGAGCCATAGTTATCTTTAATTTTATCTATATATTAATTATCATATTTCATTTATTTCAATGTAAAAATTTTTTGAGTATAGAAATTATATATATAAAAATATAAAATATAATAATATAGATATATGAATGAGAAAAAAGCACAAAGTTTAGTACTAAATACTAAACTTGTTAAAGATATACAGAGAAGAGATAATTTAGGTGAGAAGTTAAAAAACCACGAAAAATTATGGTTTAATAATATGAAGGGTGTTAGAAGATCTAACATAACATTTGCAGTAAATAATGCTGAAATTGAAGAATATATGAAATGTAAAATGTCTGTTCATTATTTTGCTGAAAAATATTGTCAAATTAAAAGAGAAGATGGAACAATTGGACCAATGAAATTAAGAGATTACCAAAAAGATATTATTAATCTTTATACACAAAATAGATTCTCAATATTAATGGCAAGTAGACAAACTGGAAAATGTAACTCATTCAGTACCAATGTGTTAGCTCTTAATGAAGAAACTAAAGACATATATGAAATACCTTTTTATGAGTTATATTATGATATAGTTAGACAAGAAAGAGGTTTAACACTTTTAGAAAAATCAAAATTATTTTTGTATAGAATGTATATGAAATTATAAGTTTACCAATATGTCAAAAAGCCACCACCAAAGATTAATATATACATTAAAAAAAGAAATAATAAATGGAAGATAAAATAGAAAAAATAGAAATAGAAGGTATAGATTATGTTGTGTGTAAAATATGTGGTAAAAAATCAGGAAGACTTTATGGTAGACATTTGCAATCACATAATATTACAAGTAAAGAATATAAAGAAAAATTTACTGGTGCATTACTAACTACATTGAAAGATAAAGAGAAAACATCTAAAAATAGTGGACAACATATGAAACAAGAAAAATATAAAAAGATGTTTTCTGATAAGATAATGGGTGATAAAAATCCGAATCACAAATCAAAGACTTCGGAGAAAGAGAGAAAAGAAAGGAGTCCATTTTCAAAAGATTTTAAGAAATATAAAAATGAAAAAGAGCGAGAAGATTTTATTGTAACAGCATTAAAAGATAGAAAACACACAACAAGAATAGATTATTATTTAGAACAGGGTTATGATCAGGAAACAAGTGAAAAAATGTTGAAAGACAGACAAACGACATTTACATTAGAAAAATGTATTACAAAATATGGTGAAAATAAAGGTCGAAAAATATATACTGATAGGCAAGAAAAATGGCAAGAGAGTTTGTTGAAGAATGGAAATCTCAAATATGGATATTCTGCTATTAGTCAAGAATTATTTTATGAATTATTGAAATTTTATAATATTGATGACACAAAAGAAATATTTTTTGCTACTAAAAATAATGAAATCAAATTAAGAAAAGAAAATGATAAAGGAATTTGGATATATGATTTTTGTGATAAAAAGAATAAAAAGATAATTGAATATAATGGAGATGAATATCATGGTAATCCAAAAAAATATAAGGCGACAGATTATCCACATCCATTTAGAAAACAATATACTGCACAACAATTATGGGATAAAGATGCGGAAAAGACACGAATAGCAATAGAAGAAGGTTTTGATGTATTAACTATATGGGATAGTGAATATAAAAAAGACAAAGAAGGTACAATTAAGAAATGTATGGACTTTTTTAAAAAATAAAAATAATAAATGAAGAAGCATATTAAAGAAATAATTATATTTTTGATTCAACTTATTGAAATGTATGAATTTAGAAATATGGATATTGATGAAGCAAATCCATTAAAAAAAATAATTGATATAATTTCAATAAATAAATTTGTAAAAACAGATTATGGTAACACACCAGTATCAGAAATTGTTAGAACAATACCATTACAAAGATATGAATTAGTATTAGAAAATGGTAATAGAATAGAATGTGCAGATACACATATAGTTTATTGTAAAGAACATACACCAAAAATAATTGTAGATTTGAATGATGATGATGAAGTTCTTACTACAAGTGGTTTAAGTAAAGTAAAACATGTAAAAAAACTTAGAGGTAAATTATCAATGTTTGATTTAACAATTGGTGGTCCAGAACCAAGCTATTATACTAATAACATATTGAGTCACAATACCATATCAGCAGCAATCGTAATTTTACATTATGTATTATTTCATAATGATAAATCAGTTATGATTGTTGCGAATAAAGGTAAAACCGTTATTGAAATTATTTCAAAAATTAAAGGAATTTATAAATTAGTACCATTTTTCTTAAAAACAGGTATAATAAACTGGAATGAAAAATCTATTGCTTTTGAAAATGGTTGTAGAATACAGACAGAAAATAGAACAAAAGAACCATCTATTGGTTTTACTATTGATTTCTTGTATCTTGATGAGTTCGCAAAAGTACCAGATAATATCGTTGAATCATATTATGGTGCTATCGTTCCGACAGTATCTTCCGTAAATAACTCAAAGATTATAATAACCTCAACACCAGATGGTTATAATCTATTTCATAAATTATTGATCGGTGCTGAAAAAGATGAACAAGATCCTGATAAGAATATGTATGAAGCCATGCGTGTTTATTGGTATCAAGTAAAAGGTCGTAGAGATGTAAGAATATTCCCATTGGCTTATAAATTAAAAGAATACGGAATCACAAGAGAAGATATTGAGAAATATTTACAAGATTTACAAATGGAAACATATGATTTGGATTTAAATAATAAATTACAAATAATGGTTAAGTGGGATATTGATTTTGAACCAACATATATTTCAAGTATAAGAGGTTTAAGAATGGATATTAATGGTGTTCAAGTGCCATTAACAGATATTTGTATTATTACAAACTGGCAAGAAGAAGAAACTAAATTAATTGGTGGTGATGATATGTTTAATCAGGAATATGATTTGAAATTTATGACTGGTGATAAAATGTTATTTAGTTCAGAACAAATGGAAAAATTTAATAGAGATGCTGAAGATTTTAAATTTATACAATTTCCAGAATTAGAAAAAAGAATGACATTACCATATAATAATTTAAGATGGTTAACTGGTAAACCAGATATATTTGATCCAGCAAAAATGAGAGAATATCATATATGTGCCGCTGTCGATTTAGGTGAAGGGTTGTCACAAGATTATTCTGTTATTAATATATTTAGATTAATGCCGAAATCAAAAGAAATGATTGAAAAAACACATACTAATCTAAATAATATTTATGAATTTTTTAAATTAGAACAGATTGGTATGTTCAGAAGTAATAATTGGAGTATTGATGAAGTTGCTGAAATATTTTACACAATAATGTTTGAAATGATGGATCAAGAAAAAGTTAAAGTAGTATTAGAATATAATACATATGGTGCTACATTCTTATCTGAATTGTTACATGTCTTTGATGATGATAATGATTTCGCAAATGGTATGTTTTTGAGATATAAACATAAGAAAGACGATAAAATGTCTAAGATTGGTATGAAATTATCATCAGGTGAAAATGAAGCAAGTAAGAAATTATTAGTTAAATCATTACAAAAAGCTGTAAGAAAACAATTGATTATTATCAGAAATAGTGCTAATGTTGGTGAGATAACTACATTTACTAAAAAAGTAACTGCGGCTGGTAATTTTACATATCAAGCATCCACAGGACATGATGATATGATGATGACACTTGTTGATTTGTCGTCAATATTTGCTCACGTACAATTCAAAAATATGATAGATGATATGTATTCAAATATTGATCAAGTTGTTAGGAATCTAATTGAAAAACATTTAGTTGGTAAAAAGAATGATGATAAAATAGATTATAAAGGTTCAGTGAATGCTCGTAAAAATGTTTATGGTAATGGAAACAATAATAAATTAGGTTCGAGTTATGGAAATACTCAAAAATTTAGACCAAATATACCACCAACGAGAAATACAAATCCTTGGAATAGATAATTATTTTAAAAGATTTTCTAATGAATGTAATGCTGTGTCAGGTATAGATATTATGCCTTCTGGTCCTTCACTCTCATTTAAATTAATTCTTATTAAATCAGTATCATAATATTCAAATATGTATTCAGAATGATGTCGAACACTTGGTATTGATGAGCCAGCGCCTATCTCAATTATACATATTTTCTTCTTTTCATTTCTTCCCAAAAAAGATAGATATTCTTTTTCTTGTTTGTTTGAGATACTTGAATCCCATTCCCAATCTGAAAACATTAAAATATTTGGTCTTGCTGTTTCACCACATTTAGAGCATTTATGTAGTTGATGAGTTGGTTCATTATTAAACCAAGTATTACCATATTGATAATTATCGCATTCTAAATTAGTACATTGTAATCTATGAATTGTTCCATGAATTTCATATATATTTTCAAATCCTGCTTTTTGAAATTGACCATCAACATTTGATGTGTAAACAAAATAATCATCTTTACTTTTACATAAATCTAATAATAATTTAAAACCATTGTGTGGTTCGGTGTTTCTATATAAATCCAATCTATAATTATAGAATTCCCAAAACTTATCTTCTTGTAACAATAGCATATTTGGATTTGCTATTTGTTCATATTTCAATTCATCTTTCCAAAATCCATCATTACTTCTAAAATCTGGAAGTCCAGAATCAACACCAATTCCAGCACCTGCGGTTATGATAATTACATCACTATTTTTAATTATTTCTTTTGCGTTCATTATAATAAATATTCATTTATTAATCAAAAGTTTTGTTTATTAATAGTTTTTGTGTTATATTTGTGAAAAATATATATTATGAAGATATTAATAAAGAATGAATATTCAAGAGTGCTTGGTAATTTATCTATGTATGAAAATGTTATTTTAACTGAAATAATTGATGCTAATATTGGTTCAAAAATAGATTATATGCCAGATAATTATATTAAATCTGATAATATACCTGGTCCATCATTTATTGAACATAATTTGACTGGTATTGATTTTAATATAAAGTTATCAAATGATAAGATATTAAATGTTAAATATCATAATAATAACAATTATTTTGAGCGATGTCCAAAATTCATATTCAATTATGATGGTATGGATATAATGAATTGTTATGGTAGATTACATTATCATCCATTCGATAAAGAATATCAAATCGAATTAGATATTTATGATGCTTATTTCCGTAAAAATTCGAGATTCACTGAAGAAAAATTAAAAAAGACATTCTTTTTCTTTCTTGATGAAATTACAAAATATGTAGATATTGTTGTTGAAAATATGAACCAACAAGAATTATTAAAAGATAAAAAATTTGATGA